TTGCCCAGGGTGAAGGTGATTGATTCAAATACATCTTGTGGCCATGCTCGGATGCCCAAATAAAAGTTGGCCTGTGTAGTGGCATCAGCTGAATTGTGAAGTGTTGTTGTAATGATTTGGCTCAATTGGCCAAAAGTTGCAATTGAAGCAACATCACTGGCAGATTCTTGACTGCTGGAAGTTGCGTCATATCGAATGGTTACGGCATTCCTTACATCACCTGCACGGGTGTCAATTCGCAAACCTGATGCTTTGGCGTGATTTGCGTCCAAATCCACATAACCGTTAGCGGCTAAATATTGGGTGCGGTGTGTCGAATCTGCATAGGCAATTCTTCCCAATGAATCTTCGCTGATATAGCCCAGGCCGCTTGTTGCCAATGCTGAAACTAATGAATAAACATCAGTTATATTTGATGTACGCGCTGCCAATTCATAATTGCCTGGGCGGTCAATTTCTCCCAAGCCATTGTTTTCAGCCGTTGCCCATGTAATTGTTGGGTCATAAGTCGCCCAAGTCTGCACGCCCGCAACCTCAGCCCAGGTGTTAAACAAAACATCTTGCAAAACGTCAAAGATTTGGTCGCCGTCAAATTCTTTTGACAAAACGCCTTCAGTCAATGCTTTTTGAAGCCTAGCCAATGCACCCAATGCAATGATTGAGTAAGTTTGCGTGAAAGTCGTTGAACCCACGTCATAAACTTCAAGGCCAATGTCCACCACATTGCCACCAAAAATTGGCTGAAATATCCCTGCTGAATCTTTAATTTCAATACTGATTGATGAATTGATTGAAACGGGGATTGTGGCTTGGTTGACATCTATCAATTGAAGGTTGATATAACCGGCTTGGGCTTGTTCGTAGATATTACGGCGGCCACTGCTAATTGTTAAATTTGAAAGGATTGCATTTGTATATGCAACACCGTCAATTTCAACATTCCAAACTGGATTCCACTGTGTCATTAGATTGCCTGAAGTGCGCTTGCACCACCCGTGCCGCGATAGTAAGAATTGTTTAATGTTTCAACGATCGTGCGGGCAGTGCCTTCTTTATCAATTGCGCCGTTAACGGTTATGTTTATTTGTGGGTTTTGTGCCGCTAATCTTGCAGCATTTTGGGAATCAGTAAAACCCCCGCCGCCTGCTGCAATGAGACGTGCCGCATTCTGTGAATCAGTAAATCCACCACCGGCCACGGCCTTTGTTGCCGCAACCGCTGATGCCACGGCAGCCGTGACCCCGCCGCCGCCACCGCCGCCACCTGATGTTGTGCCACCACCCGTACCACCTGAACCTGAACTGGAAGCACCCCCGCCACTGATAGCACCAGGCGCACCACCGACTGCAAAATTTGTTTCGCCTTTACTTGAATTTGCCAAAGCATTTGCAGCTGATAAAACACCAGCGGCCAAAGCGACTGCACCCACGCCCAACAATGGATTTAATGCAAATGCGGTTGCAACACCAGTGACAATTGCGGAAACCTTCAAAGCGTTGTAAGCCGCAATGAGCGTTTTAATTAACGCAATTGTTGCGGTTACTGCTGCGCTTATTTTGGACACAACAAAAACTGTTCCAATAACGGCAGCAACGGCAATTAATTCGTCTTTAAATTCAACCACGGTTCCAATAAGGCTTCGAATGCGTTTGCCCCATTCAAGTGCGCTATTTTCTGAATCGGTCAAACTTTCATCAAGTCCACCAACACCAGTCAAACCATTGACAAATTGCTGAATTACTGGCACAACATCAGTCAAAATGTATGTGGTCAATTCTTGAATTAACGGGAGCAATGCAGTACCGATTTGCTCCTGAACTTCATCACTTGCAATTTTAATTCTTGCAAATGCCTTTTCTGTGCTTTGGGCTTCATTTTTAGCAAAACCACCAAATGTTCCAGTCAGTGATTGAAAGACTAAATCAAAATCTTTTGACTTTAAAATTGATGCATCAAGTCCCAAGCCTAATTTGCTCAGTGAAGTGAGGTTCCCGTCATAGGCTTTGCCTAACGCATTTGCCACGGATTCCAGTGGTTTACCTGTGGCTGAAGAAATATCAAGTGCAAGATTCAATAATCTTTGTGCTTCTTCAACATCTTTTGTTGAACGAACTAGACGACCGAATGCTGGTCGCAATTGATCGTCAGTGATTCCAATTGCAAGTGATGTTTTGCTAATGTAATCCTCAACGCCCGCAATTTGTTTTGAAGTTGCAGTTGTTGTGTTTTCAATTGTCAGTGCAAGATTGCGTTGTGCGGCTTCATCAGCTGCTGCATTTTTAATTGCGGCGGCAGCATAAGCACCAATGGCAGCGGCAGCCGCGGCAAATGCCAGGGCTGCTCTTTTGCCAAAATCTTCAAATTGGTCGCCCAGGGTCTTGCTTTGGGTTCCAGCAGAATTGATGTTTTTTGAGAAATCAGCAATGTCTGCCAGCAACGCAAGTTTGAGCGTTCTACTTCCAGCCATTTATCTGTCCCATTCTTTCAAGATTTGGTCAAAGCCATTTTCCCACTCTCGCACCAAATATGGTTGTTCGGCGCGCAATGTTGGGTAGATAAACCAGCCGCGGGAACCGCGACCTTCTCGACCTGACCACACTGGAAATTGCTTATATTTATTTGAACCAAATTCTGAACCGCCCCAAAGTTGTTGAGTCGTACCGCCCCCACTGTATTTTTGACGGGCAAAACCAAACGAAATTTCACCGATTTTGGACGATTTGCTTACGGTGGAGCCGTCAGCAATTTTGGTTGCAACCTTGTTTGACCTTATTTGCCGTGCCTGCGATTGAATCTTTTTCTGAAGATAATCAGCCAATGCACTGGATTGGGTTTTGGCGGCAGCAATAGAATCTTCGTCCATGACTTTGAAAGCGCGAATGACTGCACGCAATTCTGCCTTATCGTAGGCAACTGCATCTTCAGCCATTGCGCCTCTCCAAAATTTCGATTGCGGTCAAAATGTCCTCAGCCGATTCAAATTCAGATTTGGGTAATCCAGTCGCAATGACCAATTCCCAAATGATTCTGCTTAGGCTTCCGACTTCGTAACTTTTGGGTCTGCCTCACCAACTACCACGTCAGAAATTGTTTCTGTCCATGCTTCGATTGGCTTCACTGGTTTGCCAGCGGCTTCCCGCTTCATTGCGTAATAAGCCAAAAACACCAAATCGGATATACCGATTTTTTCTTGTGCCTGACTGATCGTGTGACCTGTGTGTTTTTCCCAACGAACCCACTCAGGTGGAGCAGCCACATAAGTGGCTGACTCGCCCGAATTGAATTCAACTGTGATTGGTAGTTTCATTTTATCTCCCGATTGTTTGGTTTAGCTGAAGTTTTCTGCTGGTGTACCAATGACAACGAATGACATTGTGACGGTCTGTGCGTCAGGTGCGGAACCGCCTGCACTTGGGAACACTGGAAGTACCTGGAATGTGAACACTGCACCGCTTGCTGCGGTCAACACTGTTGTCACGCCTGTGTTCGGTGCTGATTCTGTAACGCCCCAAAGTGTTTCGCACAATGAAGGTGATGCGCCCCAGTCGGCTAACATGTCAACGGCAAAAGTCCATTCATCATCAATGTGACGGTTAACTACGCCGTCAAGTGTCTGATAACGAACCATTGTTGGTGAGTTTGAAAGCACTGCTGAAGTTGCCTGAGCGTCAAAATTGTTGCCACCAATGGTAAAGGTGACATCTCTCCCAGTTATTACTGTGGTGGCCATTTTTTCTCCTTAGATTGTCTGTGTGTAATAGGTTGAAACATTGATGTCAGCGACCAGCATTGGGGATTGCCCAACCTCTAACACTGTTGGCTTTTCAACAACATCAACCACATATCCTGCGGGCATTGCCGCAAGAATTCCGATTATTAGTTTTTCAAGGTTATCTAATGAACCTGCATTGCTATTTGATGAAACAATTGCCGTGATTGCAAAGTTAAGTTTGACTTTGGTTTGTGCCTTACCTATTAAAACAACTTCCATGTAAGGTGAATCAGGAACGACCACGATCGCTGGTGGAATTGGTGATTCAGGCACTGAAGAATAAACATTGGCAGCTAAAGCCGAAAATGAATTGGCCAGTGCAGCGCGGGTGTCAGCAATTGTTGATGCGGTCATTGACAAATCGTTTCAACATCAAGAAACGGCTGAAGTAATGTGCTGACACGGTTGGTCAAACTTCTGCCCATGCGATAAGGCGTGCTGGCAAAATCTACGCCCTGAATTTCTCCACCAGCGGCCACGCGTGATTGAAAGACTTCAACGCTGACTGCCAAAATGGCTGATTCAATTGGTGGTGAATTGGCGTAAATATCAACGGCAGAATAACCCGAAAGTGTGGCGGTGCCTGTTGGGATAATGTCGCGCAAGGTCACATTTGCACTTGTGATTGCAGCGGTGAAATGAAACACGCCTGTTTTAACAACGGTGACTGTTGCGCTAAAAGGTGCGGGTAATCCCGTTACAATTATTGATTGACCAGCAACAAAATGGTGTTCACGTTGGGTGTAATAAATTGCCACGTTGTCTGTTAATTCATAGGCATTAACTGCATTTGAATTTGACACCAACATTGGCAAAATGACCGCTTCAGCGGTGTTGATTATTTCGTCCAGGTAACTGTCAGGATATAGGGAAACGGAAACACCAAGAATGCTGCGCAATTGCGCGGTTGAAACAATACTTGGCATTTCCGTCCCTTTCGTCTGCTGCGCCACGTTCGGGAGTGACCGCGGCGCATGATTAGTTTTTTACTTGTTGTTGCGGAATGCTCCACCAGCAAGTTTGATTGCACAAGCACCGAATGAATAAACACCGACATTGATTGAACCGTCAGCAGTTGATTCAGCGCGGAGTTGATAATTGTTGCCTTCATACCATGTGTACGCTGAAGGATTGACCACGATCATTGAACCGTCATCACTTCCACTAGGTGCAGCAAAGTCTGCATAAAGGTCAAGCCCGGCAACGTTTCCACGCAATGAATCTGGACGCAAAGCACCACCGGCATTTTGTGGCTGGCTGGCCACGTATATTGGTCTGCCACTGTC